CGACCGCCAGCCCGGCTCTCTCCATTGCAGCGACGACGGCAACAACTGCCGGCATTATCAATGGACTTGGAACGCCCGCAGCGGCCACCGTGGGCACAAGCAGCACAGGGCTAGTTGTGCGCTTTAACACGCAGGCTTCTACTGGAGCCCCCGCTAACATTACCGCAGGGGTTGCTGATGTGTTCTTGCAGCTCGTTGATGTAGCGGACCTTACCTAAAGCCGGTCTTGCGCGTCACCTACCCCGCTTCCGCCCGGTTTGTCATGGGCGGCACACACACCTCGGGCGGTCTCGGTTTTTCATGTGGCCGGGGCCGTTCGAGGGTGGGCGGTGTAAAACGCTCCTCCTTTCCTACGCCATGACGGATTCCTATACTGAGACGTTTCTTGATTCCATCGCCGCTGTGGGCGGGCATGAGCTCGTGCAAGCGGTGGATGAGGAGTTTCGGCTAGGCTGGGAGCGGGAAAAGGTCATGGTGCAGATGCAGCAGAACCGCATGGCCGAGGCCTGCACGCGGCTGGAAAGCGCCGCCGTGGATGGCATGGGCCGCGTCATGGCGGATGTGCCTGCGGCCTCGTATTTTTACTGGCTGCATAAAGGCCGGGAAATGGGCACCGGCAACATTTGGCGGCACGAGGAGTTCCGCCGCGATTACTTGCGGGACAACCCGCAATTTAAAGTGCGCTATCGCAGCGCCAAACCATTCAGCGGCTACACACCAGCCATGGAGCCGCAGCGGCCTGGCATCGTGGTGGGCAGCAAGTATGGGATGGGGGTGGCCGCATGAGGACCATCGCCTTCAAGACACTGCGGGATGGCATCATGGTGGACATCGCCGAGGGCACCGTGACGGATGCGGTGCGGCTGGCGCAAGTCACTGCCGGGATCAATCTGGCTCTCGATTTAGCCTATCCCTGGCTGGCCCACGGCTGGCCCGAGCTGACCCGCGTGAGCAGCGAAACCATCACCAGCCAAGTCATCAACCTGGATGCCTTGGGCACGGGTTACTTTGGCACCACGCGGGTGCTGCGTGTGACGCGCAACCATCCGCACACCAGCGATCAACCGAGGCCGCTGGAGTATCAGATCACCGCTGCCGGCATCATCGTGCGCGGGGATGACCTGCCTGCCACCGCGTATGTGGAGCACATCGACGCGCCACCCGTGTTTGACAACACAGCCTGGGCGACGAGCACGAGCTATGCCGTGGGCGATGTGCGGCTGCAAGGCAATGACGGCTACTACTGCACCACGGCGCACACCAGCGGCACGTTTGCCACGGATCTGGCTGCGAGCAGATGGGCGGTGCTGAAAGTGCCCGCCTTCCTCAATATCCCGATCCGCACCGCCGTGGCTGCCAGCCTGCGCGGTGGAGCCGGGCAGGATCAAAGCCGTGTGGGCCTGATTCAACTGATGGAGCGCCAGCTCGAACAAGTGGCGCTGCGCTACGAAAACACTTCTCTCAACACCTACTAACCCCACCTCTTATGACTGGACCTATTGACCTAGCAGGCAACGTCGCCGCCATGAATGGCGTCGTCAGGGAGACCGGCACCACCGCCGTCACGGGTGATTTCTTCGCCATTCAAGTGCTTGAAGCTGCCACCTTCACCACCTTCACCGAAAACAACGCTACTGGCGATGTAATGACCGGCTTTAGCATTCCGGCTGGCACGATCCTTTACAATGGCAAAGGCATCACCGCCTTCACGATGAGCAGCGGCAAAGTCCGCGCTTACAGACGCCGCGTTTGATGACTCTCACAAATTATGTTTCTCGGTTTATCGCCAGCTTTACCTGTGTATCTTGCTACTTCTGCGAGCCCACTGCCGCCGGTAGCAGGCCCGCTGATTTGGCTGGACGCGAACCAAGAAACCTTTGCTGACAATGATCCTGTTGGGCAATTCACCGATCGCAGCGGCAACGGCAATCACTTCACCAGCAGCGGCACGGAGCGGCCTACGTTCAAGATAAATCGCATCAATGGCCGACCTGCGGTTCAAGCAGATGGGGTGGATGATGGGCTATTGTTGAGTTCACTCGCGTCATGCACAGATTGGACGTTGTTCTTTGTGGGTAAAATGGTAAGCGACACCGGCGCTAAAAATTTGATCAGCATCGATGATTACGGACCAGATGCTGTTTACATATTACTGGAATACATTGGAACCGGACATTGTGCAACCCCCACTAGTAATGCGGTTGGGGTTGTAGCCTCTATGGGTTTGGGTAACAACTTGAGTTATTGCGCCACTGGAAATGCAACTACTCATCTTCTGCGCAGCAGTGATAACGCCGGCGGCACCGTATCGGCGAATTATTCCAAGGCAGCAGCTCCTATGCGGTTATTCCGGCGTGGAGATGGGTTGTATATCAATTACGAAATCAGCGAGCTGTTGTTTTACAACAGCGTGCTGGATAGCACACAGCGCAGTGCGGTCTGGTCCTATTTCAACACGCGGTATGCGACCGCCATCCCTGCAACACCATGACGCGAGCTGTCATTCTCATAAAGACTGAGCATTTACTGAGCGCGAGAGCGCTGGCACAAGCTGCGCCTTTTAGTCTTTCGGAGGATGAGGCGAATCATTTATTTGTGCCAGCTGGCAGCCCGACGGGAAATGCGCCTGCAACGTATTACTGGATCGCCGGATTGTTTACACCCGAAAACTTGAATGCCATCCAAGGTCTAGCCATGCTTCTACCTTGGGCGGATTGTTGTGTTTATGACATCGACACAGATCCGTCGTTTCCTTATGCAAAACTGACCGAGCTAGGTCTGCTGCCGATGAAAGGGGATTTGACGTGAGCATCATGGATACAGACCAAACAGAAGTTATCAAACTTGGGACGGTGCATGCGTGGGTATTCAAAATTTCCCTATGGGTGATGCCAGTCTTTTCTGTGTGGATGGTTAATACGGTGCTCACACACGACCGCGAAATCGCGGTGATCAAGATGCAACTGGCGATGCAAAGCAGCGGGAAAGTGACGCAGAGTGTGAATGTGGGCCAAGCTAAAAGTTTGCTGGATGAGCAAATGGCTTCAGCCAAGACCTGGCTGACCACGAAGGATGTGGCCGAGCGTGAAGGCATCACGGAGCGCACCGTCCTCAACTACATCGAGAATGGCATGATCGAGCCCACGCCGCGCAAGAACGGCAAGGCCTGGGTGATTGCCTCCCATTTCCGCATTGTTCCGAACGATTCCGAATCCTGGGGAAAAATGCCTCAAGTCCCATGATGGACACTTCAACCTTGTTCTTTTAGACCATGAAACCTCTCCTCAACTACCTCATCGCTCGCCTTAGCGAGCCTTCTACCTGGCGCGGAGCCTTTGCGCTGCTGACCGCGCTGGGCATCACGCTGCATCCTGAACAGGTGGCGGCGATTACCTCGCTGGGCCTGGCGGCGATTGGCGTTTTGAATGTGTTCCTCCGAGAGCAGGCGGTGAAACTGCTGGCGCTGCTGCTGGCGGTGCTGCCGCTGGCGAGCTGTTCGACCACGCCCGGCGGTGACAAGACTTTTCTCGGCATCACCGGTGCAGGCTGGCTGGCAGGCGGCAAGGCCGCGCTGGTGAGCGCAGGCCCGATCCTGCTGGAGGAACGCGCCCGCCCGGCCGCGAAGAATCCCCGCCGTGTGCAACCCTGACCCCTCCACTCCCATGGAAAAGCGTTTCAGCAAAACCCTCACCGGTAAGAGCGGCCGCAAGAAGACCGTGAAATACGGGCAGAAGGGCAGCAAGATCGGCCCGATTGGCAGTGCCCGCGCGGATGCCTACTGCGCCCGCAGCAATGCCATCCGGGGCGACTGGCGCAAGGATGCCAACAGCCCAAACAACTTGAGCCGCCGGAAGTGGGGATGCAGCGGCAGCCGCAGCGTGAAGAAGTAAACATGCACCGACTATCGCCATGCTCGCCGCGCTTCACCCCTTGAGTCAAACCGCTGTGATCGTGCTGGTGCCCATCGCGCTGGTCCTGTTTGTCGTCGCCATCTTTTACCTCGTCCGCCCGAAATGAAACCCGCCCTGTGCATTGACCCTGGCCACGGCATGAGCAATCGCCGTGCCGGTGTGTATGATCCCGGCGCGACGGTGAAGGTCAAAGGCAAGGACATCACCGAGGCGGAGATCGTGATGGACTGGGCGAATGAACTGAAGCTGCAACTTGAAATCCTGGGTGTGAAGGTCATCCGCACGCGCATCAATTCCAGCGATGTGGCCCCGGTGAGCGAGCGGACATCCATCGCGCACCAGTATGGCTGCGCGGCTTTGATCAGCCTGCACTGCAACGCGGCGGATGGCAAAGCGAATGGCACGGAGACCTTTTACCGGAACGCCTCAAACGCCAAGCTGGCGCAGGCCTGCAATGACGCGGTGCGGCTGGCACTCGGCACCCGAGATCGCGGCATCAAGACCGAGGCCGCCAGCCAGCATGCCCGGCTGGCAGTGCTGAACTTTCCCACGGCCTGCCTCATCGAGCTGGGGTTCATCGATCACGAGGGCGACCGCGCCCGCATGATGGATCAGCAGCTCATGCTGCTGGCCTGCCAGAACCTAGCGCTGACGCTGGTGACTGCCTATCAACGCCCATTCAAGCCATGACGATCCTGACGTATGCCGCTGCCTCTCCGCTGCAACGTGCCGCTGATGAAGCGGTGCGGCAGTGGAATGCCGTGCTGCGCCTACTAGAAAACGAACTTTAAACCTACCCTGCCCCATGGCCCGAGATCCACGAGAAGACTGCCCGTTTGAAACGATTGCCACGCTGAAACCCGGCGAGGTGGCAGGACTGCTGTGGGTGCCCGAGGCGGCCATTCGTGGTGATTTTACGCTGACACCCGGCACCACGCTGGCGAATGCACTGCCCGGCGTGAGCAAGGGTGATGCCATCCCGCGAGGCTTTGGCAGCTATGTGTTTACCGACAACGGCCCGGTGCAGAATGGCTGGCATGGCTTCTGGTTTGCACGGCCCTTTAGTGCCGGGGAAATCACCACGCCCTTCCGCAGCGTGACGGAGCTGCGCGGTGGCATCTACTGGCCGGCCGTGCTGGGCGGCTTCAGCGTGTATAACTTCCAAGCCTACGACAGCGATGGCGTCAAATACATAGCAGATGTGATTTGGGATTTCAGTTTGCGGGACAGCTACGACGGCCCCACGAAAGTGCTGATCGAATACTTCGCCAGCCACACGCCGCACAGCATCACCACGCCGACCAGCATGCAGCCGGAGGGTGGCACCTTTTACTATGGAGTGGCACAAGTGACGATACCCAAGTGCCTGCATCCGATCATCACGCTGAGCTATTCCACCGGCACAAACAACAGCCGTTACCCTTACCAGAACTTTAGCAAACAGTTTCCAGCCACCAACTTGACGGCATGGCCTGCTACAATCACGGTGGACGATGGCGAGACGTTTGACAATGGCCTTTACATTCGCCGGAGAGTGACGGGCTACCGGCCCGACAGTTTTGAGACCGCGCCTTTTATCAGCACGCCCACCACCGCCAGCTTGGCGACGACAACCGTGACGCTGGGTGGCAATGTGACCGGCGATGGCGGTGCTGCCATCACGGAGCGCGGTGTGGTGCATGCGCTCACCTCGGCCAATGCCGATCCTGCAATCGGTGGCACGGGTGTAACCAAGACCACCACCGGCGGCACCACGGGAGTCTTTACCGTGGCGGTAACCGGGCTCACGCAGGGCAGTGCCTACACCTTCAAGGCGTATGCGACGAATGCCCGCGGCACGGTTTACACGCCGCTCTCCACCTTCACCACACTCAGCACGAATGCGAACCTGAGTGCCATGACGCTGAGCAGCGGCACGTTAAGCCCGACCTTTGCGGCGGAAACGACGAGCTACACCGCCAGCGTGAACAATGGCGTGACCAGCATTACAGTGACGCCCACGGTGGAGCAGGCCAATGCGACGATCCAGGTGCGTGTGAATGCAGGATCTTATACCAGCGTGACGAGTGGCACGGCCAGCGGCAGCTTGAATCTGAATGTGGGCAGCAATACCATCGACGTGCGTGTGACGGCGCAGGATGGCACGACGCAGAAGACTTATACCAGCACGGTGACACGCCTGGCCGCGCCCACCGTGACCAGCCCGACCAAGACCGGCATCACCAGCACGGGTGCCACGCTGGGCGGCAATGTGACCGCCGATGGCGGTGCCACCATCACCGAGCGCGGTGTGGTGTATGCGGAGACGGCCACCAACAACGACCCGACGATTGGCGGCACCGGTTGCACCGATGAGATTACTGCGGGCACGACCGGCGTCTTCACCATCGCGGTGACGGGCCTGACGACGGCGACGGGTTACAGCTTCAAGGCTTACGCCACCAACAGCCAAGGCACCACCTACACAACGGTGGACACCTTTACCACGCTCTAATACCATGGACCGCCTCACGGAACTCTTTGCCAGCAAGCCCACGAGCTACACGGGGCTGGGCCTGGCCTATGTGGGGGACACACGCGGCAATGCGGTGGTGAGTGCGGAGCAGGGGCTGGAGGTCATCCCGCGTGCAAGTGCAGGTGATGGAGGAGCAGGGCGTGCGCCTTTATCTGTGAGCAGTTCTGGAACCGTTAAACCG